ATACGGGAAGTTAGACCTCGATATGTCATCATTGAGAACAGCACAGCTCTCCTTTTTCGAGGATTCGAACGGGTCTTATGCGATCTTTCCGAAATCGGGTATGATGCGGAATGGCAATGTCTATCGAATGCCGACTTTGGTTTCGACCATCGCAGGGAGAGGTTGTACGTTATTGCCTACTCCAACAAAGTCAAACGACAAGCGGGGCGGTTTCAAGAGTGGAACCAAGCTCAAGGCATATTTGTCCCGCCATCAAACCAACACTGTGGATTTTCTATCGCTTAAAGGGTTCTCGAAATGCCAGATCGTGAACATATTGGAATCAATGATGGGATTCGAGGTTGGACACACCGCGTTGGATGTCTTGGAAATGCCGTGAATCCAGTCGTAGCTAAATATTTATTCGAATGTATAATATTATATGAAAATAAGATAAGTAAACGAATAAAGTAATCATTTACAATAAAAAAGTCCATCCCAATATATCAGGATGGACTTTTTTAATAAAGCCGATTATTGAAAAAAAGAATTATCTCTTTTACAACGCTATAATTTTTACTATCAAGCAATCTCTTTTCAAAATCTTCTAATTGCTCAATTTCCTCTATTGAATATTTTTCAGGAGAAATGTTTCTTTCTTTTATACAAACAGAAAACAATAACGCCTTAACTTTTTCTAATTGAGTATAATAATTGGCAAAATAAATACTCGTTTTAGGATAGCCAAAACTATAAGTCAAAATACGTTCAAATTTTTCTCCCCAATCTATATTATCCATCTTTAT